TCCCCACCGGAAAGCAAAGGGACTTCTGCTTACACTCGGACGCCAGGGTGAACCTCACCCACGGCGCGGTAAGGTCTGCGAAGACCGTCGGCTGCAACGTCCGATGGCTACGTACCGTCCTGGAGGCTCCGGCGGGGGTCAACCTCCTCATGACGGGCCGAACCCTCGGGGCCCTGGAACGGAACGTCCTTCAGCCCATCAGCCGGCTCGTAGGCCCTGGTAACTTCGATTATAAGCGATCCCTGAAGATCGCCACCATTTACGGGCGGCCTATCCTCTGCGAGGGGGCCAACGACGAAGCGGCATATACTAAGATCGCCGGTCTTACGCTACATTCTGCTTATGTCGATGAGGGGTCACTCTGTCCTGAGAGCTTCTTTAACATGCTAATATCGAGACTCAGCGAAGAGGGGGCTCAGCTCTTCTTGACCACGAATCCCGCCGGTCCGGGCCATTACTTACGCAAGAAATGGCTCGACCGGGAAGAGGAGCTGGACCTTCGGAGCTGGCATTTCACATTAGAGGACAACCCCTGGCTTGATCCCGCCTACGTCGAAGAGCTGAAGCGCCAGTTCGGCCCGCCCTCGAGCCTCTTCTATCAGAGGTACATCCTCGGCCGGTGGGTCATGGCTGAAGGTGCCGTGTTCCCGCATTTCAACCGGGATCTGCACGTGGTCAGATCGCCACCGGCCGGCCCCATGAAGGCCCTAATCGTCGGGATAGACTACGGCCAAACCCACCCGACAGCGTTCTTGAAGCTCGGGTTGTGGGGAGATACCTGGTATGCTTATGGAGAATATCGGGAAAGTGACAGGACGAACGCCAGGCTCTCCCAGGACCTCCAGGGCTTCTTAGGCGGGAAGTTCCCGAGCGCTATCTTGTGCGATCCATCAGCGAAGGCCCTCATCAACCAGCTCCGAGCTGACGGGGTGGCGAGGGTCCGGGGGGCTGATAACGCGGTCCTGGACTCGATAGGCAGGATCAGCTCGGCCCTGGCGACGGGGGCCCTGAAGATCACGGCGGCCTGTCCCCGACTCATCGAAGAAATTGAGGGCTACCGATGGGACTCGAAGGCGACCGAACGCGGCGAAGATAAGCCAATAAAAGAAGCGGACGACTTAATAGACGCATTACGTTATCCTGCTAATTTCATATTCAAGAGGGGTGGGGGAGCTTGACACTTACAGATTATTCATTCTTGGAGTCGGGGAGGCGTTGGCCACCGACTGACGAGAAAGCGAGGATCGACAGATATGACCGCTGCACCTTGCTTTTCGAGGGCGATCATGAGGCGGCGTTCCCTGGGATCACGGCGCTAGATGACGATTTGGACCAGATCACGGCCAACTGGTTCAAGCGGAGCACGACCTTAATCTGTGACCTGGCGAGCCCGGCCCGGTTCTTTGCTGACAACCAGGACGTATTAGACAGAATCTCGGAGCAAAACGACTTCGATCTTCTAGTTTACGACATCTTCGGCGATCTTCTCAAATTTGGGAACGGGGTGCTGAAGGTCCGATTCGATCCTCGGCGGGGCGGGATCATCGAGAGGATAGATCCAAGGTACTGGTTCCCGGTGGTGAGTCCGGACGACTCAAAGAACGTCCTTGCTCATTGCATTTGCTACAATTTCAGCCAGTACGAAGACCACGTGCAGACCCATTATCTCCGAGTCGAAGAGCACCGGCCGGGATCGATCACGAACCGCCTCTTCAGGCTGGACAGTGGTCAGGGGATCACTTCGGAGCTTCCGCCTTCGTCCTTGGAGAGGTACAGCGGGATGCAGTCGGAGGTCAAGACCGGGATCGACGACTTCCTGGTCGTCCCTGTGAGCGGCCTTCTCGCCTCTGATGGGGTCTTCGGCCTCGACGACTACGCCGGGATAGAGGGCCTGGTCCGAGAGCTGGAGAAGCGATTGATCCGAACGTCGCGAACGTTGGATAAATTCAGCGATCCTAATATTCTATGGCCGAGGGCGGCAGACGACTATATTGACCCGCTCACCGGCGAGGAGATCGAGCCGGTAGAGATCGAGATCGGAGGCGGCCGCTATATAGTCTATCCCATCGGGACCGGTGACCCTAACGCCGGCGGGTTCGTCCCTCACATGCCCCAGTACCTGACATGGGATGCTTCTCTCCAAAACAATTTCGCACAAATCGAGGAGATCAAAAGTCAGTTGATGGCCGTGGGGGAGATCAGCCCGGCCCTGTTGGGCGACACAAAGAACGGCCTCGCCGAGTCCGGGTCAGCCCTGAAGAGGCTGGCGATCCCGACGTTGGCGAAGGTGGCGAGACTGAGGGCGAGGGTGAAGCGACCCCTCCTCCACGCCCTGGGGTTATGCGCCGAGCTGGAGACCGTCTCCAGGTATCCGGGGGCTTCGGAGCTGCAGAACCTCACAATCGAATGGAGATCAAGCCTTCCAGAGGACCGGCTCGAAGGCGCCCAAATAGAACAGCTTCGCAAGACGGCGGGGCTCACTTCGACCCGCTCGGCCCTGGCGAGGCTCGATCCTGACTCCAGTGAGGATGATTTGGACTGGGAAGAGTCCAAAATATCTGAGGAGAGACGAGACGAATCGTATCAGTTCGTCTAAATCATGTTCATCTTAGAATCAGCTTACTGGAGCGTAAACCAGGGGGTTAGTTACGCTATGGCGGAAGAAGACAAGAAATTCAGTCAAGAGGACGTTGACAAGATCGTGAAGGAGAGGCTCGCCAGGGAGAGGGCGAAGTTCTCCGACTACGACCAGATCAAAGCTGAACTCGAAGAAATTCGGGAAGACCACGCCTCTTTGAAGGCGGCGAATACGGACCTGAAGGCTCAGATAGCCGACCAGGCCGGGAAGATGAAAGACTCCGAGCTGAAGGCTCAGAGAGCCGAGATCGCAAAGAAGGCGGGGCTATCCGAAGCCCTCGCCGACAGGCTCCAGGGGACGACACCCGAAGAGCTGGCGGCCGATGCGAAGAGGCTCGCCGAGGAGATGGGGCCGGGCCCCTCCGTCGGATCGGGGACGAACCCACCGACCGGGGCGAAGAGGCCGCTCACCCGGGCCGATCTGAAGAAGATGAGCCCTGAAGAGATCTCCGAGAACTGGGATCAAATTAAGACTCAGTTGAAAGACGGGAGTCTTTCGAGAGTGTGAGCAAACCGCTAACAGGGGTTAGTGAAACATGACGCTGACAAACTTCATAGGCGAAATCTGGAGTGCTCAGATACTCCAGAACTTACAGAAGAGCCTGGTCTATGGACAGGCTGGCGTGATCAACCGTGACTACGAAGGCGAGATCCGGGGCAAAGGCGACACCTGCCGAATCACCGCCCACGGCCCTATCACCATCGGGAACTACGACAAGGCGACCGGTATCGGCGACCCTGAGGAGCTGGATGACGCCTCGACGACGCTCGAGATCACCCAAAGCAAATACTTCAACTTCAGGATCGAGGACGTCGACGCGGCTCAGATGAACGTCGCCCTGATGGAATCGGCCACCCGTGACGCTGCCTATCAGCTCGCCGAGGTCGCAGACGAGTTCGTCGCCGCGACCATGGCCGCTCAGGCCGGGAACCTGGTGGGTGGCGACGGAACTGACAAGATCTTCGACGGTAGCACCAACGACGTAACCGACGAGATCCTGTCCTGTAAAGTCGCCCTCGATGAGGCTAACGCGCCTTCTCAGGGACGCTGGATCATATTCCCGCCTTGGGCGGTGAAGTTCCTTCTCAAAGATACCAGCATCACAAACCCGCAGTGGTCTGCAGTTGAGGGCGTCATGAAGAACGGTCAGATCGGCCGTCTTTACGGTTTCGATATCCTCCAGTCCAACAACGTCCCCAACACCGCCGGCGACCATTACAAGGTGATAGCGGGAGTCGGGCGGGCGACCACTTTTGCCGATAGCGTGAACGATACCGAGGCTTACAGGCCCGAGAAGTTCTTCGCCGACGCCCTCCGGGGCCTGCATTGCTACGGCGCGAAAGTCATCGATCCGAGCTGCCTCGTCTGTCTGACCTGCGCTCCGAGCTGAGGTGATCGAGAATGACAAGATCAGCAATCACGGTAAATGAGTGCGATGGAACCTGGAACGCCAGGGAGACACCGGACGCGATCGACAAGGGCAACCATCACAGCATAGCCGCCGGGTCCAACTTCAAGAGGATGATCATCCTCGTGCACATCAGCGCGGGAACCGGGACCGGCGGCGATGTTACGCTGAAGGCTGGAACCGCTCACCCTGCTTTCAGGAAGGATCTTGGCGACCTCTCCATTGGTGGCGACGTGACCGCTAACGAGGAGCACGTCATCGGCCCCATCGAGACGGCGCGGTATCTCCAGAGCGACGGGACGATCCATCTCGATATAACCGATACCAGCAACACCGATATCGCCGGGACGATCGAAGCCTACGCCCTGCCCTGAGTGGCGGGCTTCTCCTCCTCTTTTTGGGTGGCTACATGGACGAACTCGAGGCTGTGAAATGCTTGCTGGCGATCCGGTCGCCGGTAATCCGAGCCCTCACCCGATCCGGCTACTTTGTGGCGGCGGCGGAGACGCGGGCGACAGAGGATGACCCGTCATATTATGTCACGCTGGCAACGGGGGCTCAGCTCCGCCACCAACTGATAAGCAAGAACCGGCTCTTCGGCGAGTTCGTTCTCGAGGAAATCCCGAGCTTGAGGGGGAGGAACTATTTTAAAAATCATGGCCTAAATCGACTCGCCGGTCAGATGGCCGATACCGACATAAAATATATTAAGAAGCTATTTCTGGATAATTGGCCCGTTCACGAGAAAGATGCTATCAAGCTTCTCGGAGATTCGCCACTATGCAGCCCCGCCAGGGCTCGGAGGATAGGCAGGACCGAGACTAACCGGGCGATCAACGGCTCAAGATTTGAGATGCAGTTAGAGAAGGGGATCTTCGGATACAAGGTATGGGATGCGATCGGGGACTCGTCTACGCGGCCTTTGCACAGGCAGAGGGACGGGATCAAGGTCCGGATAGACGAGCCCTTCCCGTTCGGAGGGCGGCCTCATTTCCCTGGCGACGGGCCGGGGTATGAGGCGATAGATTGCCGTTGTACGATGGGATATTCGACTAATTCAAAGGGTGCGTATTATGATTAAGCCGAGGGCAAAGACCAAATCCAAGGCCAAAACCACTAAGCAGCGGGATTATAAGAAGGAATACAGGGAATACCACGGCAAACCCGAACAGATCAAAAAAAGGGACATGCGGAACAAGGCTCGCCGGATGATGGAGAAGGAGGGCCGGGTCCGGAAGGGCGACGGGAAAGAGGTGGACCACAAGGTCCCGCTCTCCAAGGGCGGGTCTAACAGTCGAAGGAATCTCAGGATAGTTAGCCGAACTACAAACCGTAGAAAGGGAAACAAGCGATAAGATCCTATATCGGGACCGCGCGGATGAATAAGTTGTTTTTCATCATGATTTCAGGCGATAGGGTCGCCTTCGGCTTTGCTTTCCGGACGACGACCTCGACCTGATCACCGTCTTTCAGCTCGAGACCCTGGCGGGCCTCGTCTGACATCTCCAGGTTGCCTGCCTTCCCGGCGAAGATCCGAACCTCTGAGATCATATTTTGATCATAGCGCCAAACGTATAAATACATTTTTGAGCCTAATATCTAAGGATATTATGGCTAAAAAGTACCGAATCGAAGTAAGCCCCGAATTGCACAAGGCTTTGAGGATCATAGCGGCCAAAGAGGACATGACCGTAAAAGATTATGCGATAAAAACGTTATCGGCCGCTGTGGACTTGAAGACATGGGACTATTTAGATGAAGAGACGAAGGACCATAGGACCATTAAGCCTCCGGACGATAGGCCACGATTAGCCGATAACCATGAAGCCCTCGAGGAGATCAAGCGGCTCTGGATAGCTGGCGAGAGGTCGCCGGCGGCCATTGCGCGACGGATCGGCTACGCCAGGACGACGACCGGCGAGCGAATTAACGCGATGATGAAATCGGGGGAGATCGAAGCGTGACATGCCGACACGGCAACGGAAACGAAACGAGACCAAAAAAAGAAGCTAGAAGAGCCAGAACCGAAACCGCCAGAACGACATATTCACGACTAGGACGACATACAACGACATACGAAAGCCGGGATATCGTGTTATCTTTTACCTAAGAATCTTGTTCGCCTTCGGTGCTGGAGGATAGATCCTCCCCTAATCCCCCCCATCCCAGGGGACGGGCCACCTCCGAGGGCGTGGCGAGCTGTCGCAGGTGGCGGCCGTCTCGATTGGCTGACTCC